ATGGCCCGCAACGGATCAGGCACTTACAGCAACCCCTACCCTAATTTCGTCAGTGGGACGGTCATATCCTCATCTGAGGTCGATGCCAACAACAGTGACATCGCGACGGCTCTGACCCAATCCATCGCGGTTGACGGACAGGCGGTGGTGACGGCTAATATTCCTCTAGCTACTCATAAGCTGACCGGAGTATCTGCCGGGTCCGCCGCGACAGACAGCCTCAATTTGGGACAGGCTCAGGCCGAGGCATTCATCTGGTGCGGCACGGCTGGTGGCTCCGCTGACGCCATAACTTTATCGCCTTCGCCCGCAATTACTGCCTACGCAGCCGGGCAGCGGTTCGTCTGGATGGCAAGCGGCTCAGTCAACACGGGGGCCACCACGGTCGCCATATCCGGCCTGGGGGCGATTGCGCTCCAGGACAACGGCGCGGCCCTGGTCGCCGGTAATCACGCGGCTAACAAAATGTTCATGGGCATCCTGAACACCACCAGCACCGTCCAGATCATGCAAGTGCAGATCAGCGGAACTGACCCGCTGCTTGTTTCCAGCCTGACGGTTTCTGGTGATGCGTTAATCGGCGACGACCTGACGCTGAATTCAGACGCCGCCATCTTAGGCTTTGGCGAGAATACCGACGTCACGCTGACGCATGTTCATGATACCGGACTTCTGCTGAACGGCGCGATGCAGCTTCAATTCTCTGATTCCAGCCAATTTATCAACGCCCCGTCGGCAACCGTTCTTGATATTACCGCCACTGATGAGGTCGAGCTAAATGCCACTCTCGTGGATGTTAACGCCAATCTGGATGTCTCTGGAACTGCCTTAATCACAGGCGTTGCAACCCACGGCGACGATGTAGTCAGCGACACAGACAGCACTGACGATCTGGGCACAACCAGCGTCCGATGGGCTAACTTATTTGTCGATGCAATCACTGCCACTGACCAGATCACTGCCACCGGCTTCACCGGGACTCTGGATGGCATACTTGGTTCCGGTGCGGCAGCGGCGGCTTCAGTGACAACACTCACTACAAGCGGCGTAGTTTCCGTTGACGACACCACCGATAGCTCATCCGGTACCACAGGCAGCATCCATACGGATGGCGGGCTTGGAGTGGCAAAGGATGTTGCTATAACAGGAGAGGTTGGAATTGGTACAGCCCCCGGAACTCCAAAATTGAATATAGCATCTTCTGCGCTTGGTGTTGCTGCACAATTCTCTGATGGCACTAACTACGGATTAAACATCACAGGCATTTCTGGCGGTGTAGATTATGTAATGAATGGGACACAGAGCTTTAGAGTTTCCCAAGCTTCTGGCGGGACACCTTTACTGATTGATACCAGTGGAAATCTAACTACCGACGGCATTCTTTCCGTTGACGACACCACCGACAGCTCCAGCACCACCACGGGCAGCATCCACACCGATGGCGGACTTGGGGTAGCCAAGAAATTGTATGTCGCCGGCGGAATGAACGTAACAACGACCGGATCGACCAGCACGTTCACCGTTGTCAATTCATCGACCCTGACGGTCGTAGGAACCGGTTCTTCGGCTGCTACCAATTCAGACCTCTATATCGATACCAAGGGGACCGGATCGATCTATCTCCGTCCGGGGGGAGCGACGCCTGCGATGACCATAGACAGCGCCGGTAATGTCGCAGTTGCGGGCGCTCTATCAAAAGGTTCTGGTAGTTTTAAAATTGATCATCCGCTGCCATCGCTTAACGCTACGCATTCTCTCGTCCATAGCTTTACCGAATCTCCAAAAGCGGACCTAATTTACCGAGGCACTGCCGATCTCGTATCTGGTGTGGCGACAGTAAACATTGACACTGCTGCGGGGATGACCGAGGGCACTTTCGTAGTTCTTTGCACTGACGTGCAGTGCTTCACGTCGAACGAAGACGGCTGGACTGCCCTTAAAGGCTCAGTCACCGGCAACGTACTCACCATCACGGCGCAGGATAATACTTGCACCGATACCGTTGGTTGGATGGTCATCGGTGAACGCTGCGACCCCCACATACTTGAAACAGACTGGACCGATGCCGCCGGAAAAGTGATCGTCGAACCCCTGCAACCAGTGCCCCCAGAAGAAGAATAAAATGGAAGAAATAGTAAACATCAACGGCATAGAAAAATGACCGCAACATGGAAAGTATCCGGCACTGGAGCGCCTTGGCGGAAATCTGGCAACGTCGAGCGTAGATAATGTCGCATGAACAGATCAAGACTGGTGTGGACGTCGCCGCCGTCGCTGGCGGCGTCGGCTCTTGGCTGTCGTGGCTCCCCGACATCGCCGCACTGCTGTCGATCATCTGGCTGGCACTGAGGATCTGGGACAGGGTTCGGGGCGCCCCCAGACGGGGAAAAGAACCTCGCCGATGAAGCTCGTCGCCACTATCGCCGCGCTCTTTCTCGTCACGTCGTCGCCTGCGGCAGGGCACAGGCTACCGTGTCTCGACGTCGGCGACGTTAATCGCAATCTCAGGACACAATTCGGTGAGGCGGTGGGCGGTCGCGGCGTCGCGTCACCGTCGAGCATCTGGAGCCTCTACGTATCGCCCAGCGGCGCGACGTGGACGATCATCGTCACCTTGACAAACGGGATGTCGTGTTTCGTCGCGGCGGGAGAACACTGGCAGCGCCTCTCGCCGACGACGACGCCGCCGGACGTTAAATCATAATCGCAATCGCAACAGAAGAAAGGAATGAACCATGAACATGTTTTTGGCCGGAAAAAAAACGTACATTGTCGCGGCGCTGATGATAGCCGTTGGCGTTGTCAACGCTCTGGCCGGTGATGCCGCTGGCTGGGGCACCGTTTGGGAACAAGCACAGATTATCCTGACCGGAATGGGCCTCGCAGGCTTGCGTGCTGGTGTCCGATAAATGTGGCTCGGCGCGCTTCGCGCGGTGTTGCATCTGGCCGGGACGCTTGCTCAGATTGCACGCGACCGCCAGCTTCTCGGGGCTGGCGAAGCCAAGGAGATTGCCCGGCAAGCCACTGCCGGGCTGGCCGCTGTCAGGCGCGCTCGCGCTGCCCGTCGTGGCGTTCGGCATGACGCTGTCAGCGTGTGCGATGACCCCGACAATCGCGCCTGATAGCGCGTGCTTGGCGTTCGCGCCGATCACCTTCTCGGCTAGCACCGACAGCACTGAAACCGTGCGTCAGATTCGTGAGCACAATGCCGCTTGGCGAGCTATCTGCGATGACTGACGCGCACCCAGCCGACGCCTTGTTCAGCGCGCTGAAGCGAGAAGAGGGCTTTTCAGCATACTGCTATATGTGCCCTGCCGGCGCGCACTCGGTCGGCTATGGCCGAAACATCGACGGCGACGGCGGGCTCGGCATCACCGAAGCCGAGGGCGAGATGCTCCTCCGCAACGACGTCGCGCGCGTTTTCGCCGAGTGCGATGCGCGATTCCCCTGGTTCGACGAGCTGGACTCGGCGCGTCAGACGGTCGTCGCGCAGCTCGCCTTCCAGCTCGGCATGCCACGGCTCGCTGGCTTTGTGCGAATGCTCGCGGCGCTGGCCACGCGCCCCCCCGACTACCGGCTCGCCGCCACCGAACTGCTCGACAGCCGGTACGCCACCCAGGTTCCCAACAGGGCGCGGCGACTGGCGTCGCAACTGGCGCATGGCACTTTTGACGACACCTAAGCTCGCCGATGCTGTGCTGCGCGAGGCGCTCGACGCGGTGAAGCGCCACGGCACCGTGACCGCTGCGGCGCTGGCGCTCGACATCAACCGCTCGACGCTTAATCACCGTCTACGTACCGCGCGGCAGCGGTTTGGCATGTCTGCCAGCGAGGAGCAGCCCGCAGCCGAGGTCGAGCTGCCGACGTTTCCCGACGATGACATCGACGTTGAGGAGATGCTCGACCACCTTGAGCGCCGCTTCGACAAAAAGCAGGCGCGCGAGACGGCCGAGCGGTGGTTTCCGATCACGATCAAGTCAGACAGTACGGTCGGATTGGCGGTGGTCGGCGACCCACATCTTGGCGTGCACTCCAACATCAAGCTGTTGCGACGAGACGCCGCTATCCTAGCAGGAACTCCCGGCATGATGGCCGTGAACATCGGTGACTCTGCCGACAATTGGGGGCGGCTCGTCCACCTCTACGCCGAGGCCGACATCAGCCGGCCGACCGAGCAGCGCCTAGCGCGGTGGCTCTTGGCCGAGGCGGGCATCCCCTGGGTGGCCTTCTTGCTCGCCAATCACGACACCATGCACTCTGAATTTGCTACATATCTGAAGACCATAAACGTGGCTCAGATTCCGATGGTCGACTGGCGTGCGCGCTTCCGCTTGGTGTTCCCGGCCTGCGAGGTGCGCGTCGACGCAGCCCATCATCATAAAGGCACGTCGCTCTATAATCGTCTGCACGGCCAGAAGCGCGCGGCGCTATGGGACGAGGACGCCGATATCTACGTCGCGGGGCATCACCACACTTGGGCGATTGCGCACGAGGAGCTGGATGATGGCCGTGTCGTTCACCTCGCCCGCGCGCGCGGCTACAAATGGCACGACGAGTTCGCGACCCGGCACGGCTTCCATCAAGATGAATTTGGCTCGACGATCCTCTTTGTGATCGACCCGAGCGAGGGCGATCCGGTGCGCCGTATCACGGCATTTGCCGACCTCGCAGAGGGCGCGGAGTTCCTGACGTGGAAGCGCGCCCGTTGATCCGCGCGCGGACTCGGATCATCCGGATTCCCTGCGCGGCAGATAGTGCGGGGGAGGACGATAGCGTTGGCATGAAAAAAGGCCTCGCGCAGCAGGCGCGAGGCCAGTTTGGGGAGGCTATCACCAACGACCATACCTGATTTTTGATTCGATGAACAGACATTCGTTCGACACCCATGTCCGGTCCGGGAAATAGGTGACCTGTCCGCAGCCGACTGCCAGCTCGGAGACCTCCCAGCGC